CACCAACTGGGGCGGAGGCTCGCGCAATCAGTACCATGGCTTGACCCTGGATGGCATGTCGGAACGCCTGACCGTCGCCGCCCCGTGGATGAATCCAGTCGAGGGTAAACGCGTCAGCCTGCCCGCCAACGCGGTTGTGGTTATGCGTTCGGTCTTTTGCGGCAAAGAGTGCGGCTAGCCGACCCAAGCGCCCCGCCGAACCTGAGCGGGGCGCTTTCGAAAGGAAAACCCAATGAACTCTAAACACAAACGCCCGCGCGATCGCCCCAAGACGACGGCCAAGGCTCAGGAAAACAGGCCCGGCAAGCGCACGCCCCGCCCTGAGTCTAGAGAGTGTACGACCTACCTGACCAACCCCGAAGAGTGCGAGCGATGCGATCTTTGCCTTGGCTCGTGAAAGGAAAATGAAACATGCTCTGGCTAATCTTTTCCGTAGGATCTCTTTTCGGCGTCTTGATTATGTGCCTGATGCGCACTGCCGGAACACAAAACGATCAATGCAAGATTGCATTTTTGCGCAGCGCCATACGCCGCGCGCTTGAAAATGGCGTGGCGGCAGGCTCGCTAGAGACGCTCGAAGAAGCGCTAAAGGAAACGGAATGAGCGCGCCCGCGCGCGGAAAGGGTACAAAATGCTGACCCAAGAGAAAGCCCGGCGTCACCTGACAACTATGCAATATGCGATCCAAAAGCTGAGAAGTAACACGCGTGAATCACTTGGCATAAATGACGAAACCTTATTAGCCACGTTCGCTCCGTGGTTCTTTGGCCCCAAGTGCGCCCTGCCAGCGTTGATCAAAATCCTTGACCGAGAAACGATCCAGGCCATGGACTACTACAACATGATGTATATCCTTTTCAGCTTTGCACCGGCGATGTTGTTTGCCGCACGAGTGTACGAAGCGGAACTTGACGCGGAAGATCGTCTGCCCAAGGAGGCCCCTACCATGCAGGAAGTTTTTACCGCGCTGAGGCCCAATGTTTAGAACACGTCGAAACCGTTGGCGGCATCGCGTCCGCTTGGAATGGGTATGCTGTCTTTTTGTCGGCCCTCCCGTTTGGCAGGGCACGGAAACCTTCGAGCCGGACGAATGCGACACGTTCTCGACGTCGACCCATGACGCTGAGGATTGGAACGACGGAACCTGCATGACTGTCTGCCCCCGCTGCATTGGCAAAAAGACGACGATCCCGAACGCTTGCGCCCGGCATGGTTTCCCCTGCCCAAACGCGTTAGATCTCAGCGCACGCGAAACGCAATCGCCTTTGAAGTTGTTGTCAGCACCAAGCAAGAAAGATTTTATCCCGTCAGCGCAGAGACGCCCGACGAGGCCGCTCAGCAAATTGTCACCGCCTTAAAGCAAGGCGATCGCGGCCCCGACGCCCCGTTTTCTTATCGCGTTATTGTCTTCGGGGCGGGCGAAATCGAGGCTTGGCACGAAGGCCAGGTTGAAGAATAGTCGAAACAAAGGTGTTTTTTCACAGGCCAAAAGGGCTTAGAAAAGGGAATCATGAAACGTAAAAGGGTTAAAAAGATCGAACTGATTTGCCAGCAGTGCGGAGAAACGTTTTCTGTAATTCCCACGCGAGCAGGCCAAAAGTATTGCGGCACGACTTGTGCGGGGATCGCACGACGCACAGCGTCATACGAAAAGATCGAACTGATTTGTCAGCAATGCGGAGAACCGTTTTCTGTGATACCCTTGCGAGCCAAAAGCGCAAAGTATTGTAGCGCGGCTTGCTTTGGGGCCGCATCACGCGGCCCAAAGATCGAATTGATTTGTGAGCACTGTGGGAAGCCGTTTTCTGTAACACCCTCGTGGTCCCATCGAAAATATTGTAGCCAGGCTTGCTTTGGGGCCGCATCACGCACAAGCATTAAATTAACCTGTGAGCACTGCGGCAAGTCGTTTTCTATGTTTCTATCGCGTGCCAGCCGAAAGTATTGTAGTCAGGCTTGCAGTGGCGCAGCGCACCGTAAAAAGATTGAGTTAGTCTGTCAGCAGTGCGGAAAGTCCTTTTTTGTAATACCCTGCAAGGCCAACCAAAAGTATTGTGATCAGAAATGTTACGGACTCTCGAAAAGAGGGAGTCGACGAAAAGGCGCCGCAAACTGATCCGAACTTTAGCCTTGACAGCCCCTTGATTCCGTGGTAAGATGTATTCAGCGGCTTGGGAAACACCGAGAAAAGGAGGGTAAAAATGAAATTTTGGGAATGGTTGACCGGGTATATTTGGGGCGACTAGCACGACGCGTCAAAGAAAACTAAAACCCCATCCGCGCGGATGGGGTTTTTTGATCGCGCCCTTGCCCTGCCTTGCCCCGCCCGGCCTCGCCGTGCCTCGCCCAGCCCCGCCGCACCGCGCCCTGTTGTGTTCTACGTAAAGTAAGGAAAAGGGAACCCCTGCCTTGCCTCGCCCAGCCCTGCCTCGCCCAGCCAAGCCCAACCGCGCCCTGCCCCGCCCCGCCGTGCCCTGTTGTGTTCTATGTAAAATAAGGAAAAGGGAACCCCTGCCTCGCCCTGCCTCGCCATGCCTTGCCTCGCCGGGCCAAGCCGTGCCCTGCAAAACTACAATCTTTCTACTGAAAAGCGCCCGAACTTTGGCCGCATCTCAGCGAGGCCCACCTGCCGCCCCACGATATCTAGCCAAAGCATTGCGTCTTCAAGGGAGACAAGCTCGTCGTCGACCTCGAAGTGAACGCGCGCCGCCCATTCGCTAAAGATCGGACGCGTCCGCATAATGCGCGCCTGACCCACCTTGACCAAGGCCAAGTGAACAAAATCTTTGTTTTCCCATAGTTTCTCAGGATCGCGAGGCCCCTCGTATTCCAAAGGAAACCCCGCCGCCGTGACATACAGGCCCGCCGCGCCGGTCTTGCCCTGCCTCTGACTACGCGCCCCGCCGCCTTTGCCGATCAGAGCCGCTTCCAGCATGTAGCCGGGAATGCATGGCTCACCTTTCATCAGGTACAGCCCGCCGAGAAATTCTAGGCGTCCGATCTGGAGCCGGTCTGCAGCGACCTTGTGCTGCTTGCCCGTGATTTCCTTGATCGCGACCGAGTAATCGTTGTCTGGGTCTGCCATCTGTCCGTTGTGCATAATCAACGGCGCGATTCCTGTGATCTTGAACTTTAGTGTTTGAAACATTGTCTTCTCTTTCTGGCGGCGCGCCGTCAACGGCATATTTCCGCCTGCGCTTTTCACTGGTTACAATGTCATGACAATGCTGGCAAAGAGCCAACAGGTCGTCAGGCTTTTCGTGTCCAAAGGTGCGATAATGCTTATGGTGCATTTGGAGCGGCCCTGAGCACGTATACCCAGGCACCTGCAAATCCAAGCCAAACAGCGCGCCAAACTCACAGCGCCCACCTGCCCGCTCTAAAACAGCCTTTCTAACTTCAGGATCAATTGTCATGCTACTCCTTGAAAACATAGTACCATAAAGGGCGCGCCCTGTCAAGCATTTTAGCCCAACGAGTTTATAACAAAAAAGGAAGGCGATTTTGAGATCGCCTTCCTGTGTTTCCCTTGCCAAGCCCTGCCTCGCCCCGCCTCGCCCCGCCGCGCCCCGCCCCGCCTCGCCCGGCCGCGCCGCGCCCTGTTCTAAAAAAAGCTAGGAAATGATCTCATTCCAGCTGGTTGTTGCGGCAGGAGGATATCGAGGCACGCGCCCGTACAGCCGATAGGATGCCACGACGGAAGCCACTGCCACGACCACGCGCACGCTGACATAGCAGAACTTGCCGGTTACGTCTAGCTCTTCGGTTCGAAGCTCGATGCATGAATCGGTGTCCGAATCGCCGCCCGCCTGGGTAAGCTGAGTCAAAGACTTGTCGGTGATCGCCTTGACGCTTCCGCCCGCCGACGTCTTCGCCTGCCGGATGGACACGTCACACGTTGCGCCCGCGCCCATGTCAACCATGTTGAAAACCAAAGCCGCGCGATGGTAGTTTGCCAGCGACGCATAGGGCGAGTCATAGGTGCCCGCAGCAAGAACGGCGTTATTCTCGCTGATAAGAGGGTTGTGAACTTCAGAAAACTTTTCTGTGAAATCAGCCATTTAGATCTCCTTTTTCAATCTTAGGCTTGCCGCGCCCCGCCCCTGCAAGATCGCGGCAAGCCCGTTCAGGTTCTAACGTATTGCTACGTTATTTATGTGCTTTTACCGGTGAGCATCACGAAAGGACTGACCTGCGTGACCGAGTCCTCATATGTGAATGGGACCGACATCCACGGCTTGCCGTCGACGCGGTGAACCATTCTCCATGAGGTTTGATCATAGCGCCATCGATCAAACTGAGTCGATTCGACGGTCGCAGCCTGGCGATCCCCGATCAGATAATAGCGCCAGTCGGCCAATACTACGTCGCCCGGCGATCCGATACGAGGGCACTTTTCTGTCCAAATCACAGGATAGCCCAACAGCGATGCAGGCTGCCCGCTGACCGCGTTTCCCCAAATGTAGCTGGGGTTTCCGGTCGGCCCAGACAACTGAAGCATTTCGCTCATTGCGCTTTGCGAGATCATCCAGACCGCATTCGCTGACGGCATCAGGTTCTCGACCATATTACACAGGTCGGCGTATCCGATGCTGCCGTCCGCTGCCCGCGCAACCCCAATCGTCGCACCCGCGTTGATCAAGCCCAAAGGCTGGCCCGCGCCGGTGCCGCGCAAGAAGGAATATTCTTCCATCCAGTTTGCGCCGCCGACAAAGCCCAAGTCGCCCATCAAGAACGCCTCAAGGCTCACGGCCGCATCGGCCAACAGCTCATCGCTCGCGCGCGTATATCCGATCAGTTTATGCGCGACAAGCTCAAGCTGGCGGAACTGTGCTGTCGTTTCTGTTTTCTCCGCTGCCTCTTCCGCCCAGTAAAACTGCATGCCCCCAAACCAGTGCGGAATGCCTTCTGTCGCCCCGGTTTGATCCAAGACCGGCATGTTGATCTGTCGACGCCTCATGGGGATAATGGTTGCCCTTGGCCGCACGAAAGACCGTTCCGCCAAAGTCGAGTACAAGGTCGCGATGAATTCTGTCGGCACCAAAAATCCACCGTCAGCCCCGACCGCCTCGGCCAGCGCCTTGGACGAATTCAACACCTTGCCGTCCTTGTCATCGTACCATTTCAGCCGGTCGTCTTTCTGGTTGAACTTGGCCCAGACCGAAATCGCCTGTAGCAAGTCGCCCACGCTCTTGAATTCCGGCCCAACATCTTCCGACACAGGCGCCGGGTTATCCGCCTGCACCTGATCGATCCATCCGTCCAACTCGCCCGCCGTCTTTGACAGATCCTTGATCTTGACGGCCGTCGCCTTCATGGCCTTTGCATCCTCAACCATCGGCTCCACGGTTGCCAGTTCTTCGGCTGTTGCGTCCGGATTGGTCAGGATTGTTTTTGCCTGCTCAAAGAGTAGTTTCGACTTTTCCAATGCTTCTTTGTAGGTCATTTTACGCCTCCATTTCCAATTCGATCAATCCAACCGCGATATCCGTCAAGATAGATGGTATTGGGGTGATTTTATCGGCCCCGTCCGGTCTGTCTCCGTCTTTCGCGTTTATTCTTAGAATCGCCAGCGCAATTAAGCTTTCTGCTGTCGCGCCGAGATTCTCGTCAACAAAGGTCGCCTTTTCGTCGTCGTTCCCAAAGCCCTCCATGTCCACGCCTGCCGCTTCGAGCACGTCGATCAGCGTTCTTAGCGCCGATTCGATTTTGGCGATATTCTGAGCAGACAGCACCCGGCCCGCCTTCACGTCGTCGGTGTTTGCATTCGACGGCCCAGCCCCCGCCATGAAAAAAGACGGCACTGGCTCAAGCTCGATTTGCTGGATGTGCTGCGGCACATCTGATGTAATCACATCTAGCGCCCGCCCAATGGCCCCCGATAGCATGATCCTGTCGTCCCGGCCAAAATACCCATCAATATACCATCCGTCGCACATGGTCGTATAGACCATGTGAATCGTGCCCTGCAGCACGTCACCCAGCCGCTGAACCGGCCCGCGCATGGTCATTTCCTTGTCCTCAGTCAAAACCTCAAGCGCCCTGTCTCGTCGCTTTTGCTGAACGTCGCCCTCAACCGGCAGCGCGGCGGCAATCGATACCGGCTCTGGCTCGACGTCCTGCGTCGGCACAACGTCCGGCTCCGGCTCTTTGAGTGAGTCGATCGCCGCCTGCTTGGTCTTATATTCGCTCAGCGCAGCGCCTTGTGGAACCCCGTTCTCGTCAGCATCGTACACGCGGAAAGCCCCGCCCATCTCAGCGATGGCATGGCCTTTTGTCGTGGTCGTTGCCGTCGCTGGATTCATGCCCCACAGCACGGGACTATACTCGTACAGCTTGATGGATCTCAGGTTTCGAACGGCTGTTTCGCGCCCGTCTGCCGCCTTGACCGTGCCCATGTCCTCTTCGATGATGTCGTAGCCATAGCTCCACTCATGCAGCGCCCCGGCCTTTATACGTTCAAACGCGCCCTTGCCCTCTGGCGTATCCATCAAGAATTGGGTTTTCGCCCACACGCCGCCCGTCGCCTCTGGGTATTTCTCAAGGATCGACGGCGGCAATTGCCCGCGTCCAATCTCTTTGATTTCAAGAGGCTTTCCGATTATGGCAAGTACCGAATCGGTCTTGTGAGCGTCGAGAACAAGCACCTCGTTTCCGCGCTCCTGAATCGTTTTCGAGAATGACCCTGGATGTGAAACGTCGTGCCCCAGGTCCATGATCCCGAAAACTGTAATCACGCTCTCGACAATCCCCTCGCCCTCGGCCGTCTTGATGCCAAGTGCCGGGAATATCTTTGTCTGTTTCATGTACGCCTCCTGATGGCTCTTTCAGCCGTCTTAATTATACCATAAACGATCGGCGCATTGCAATTTTTTTATGGTCCGAATCCTTCCAATTCTTCGGGTTTCGCTTTCTCTGTCCGCTTTTTCGCTCTCTTTTTCAGCCGCGCATCCAGCGTTGCGATTGAATCCCACAGACCCAAAACAAGGCTTGCCCCATCCTCAGTATTGAGATTGACCGCCTTATCATCAGGCCCCCGAACAAACCAGTCCTTTCCGTACATAAAAGCGCGTTTCATTTTGGCAAGTCTCCTGTTTCGCCCATCTCAATTAAAGTTTCCCAAATCGCAAAGATCGCCGGATCGTTGGTGAAACCGGACACGACCCGCCGCGAAAACGCCTCCTCCGGAATTGCTGGTATAACAAACTTTGGCATCAGGTCGTCAAATTGATCACCAAGCCAAACGATTCCGTACCCGTTCGCCGCGTACTTTTGACCGGCCCCTATCCGCGCCTGCGTGCCGTTGACTTTCAATTCAGCGATAGCCCGCCCCTCGTTGAATATGTATCTCAGGTCCGTAATTTTCATTTGCCGCTCCTATACCATTTCCACCATGCTTCGGTTGGTTCGCGACTGCGTGACTCGCCATGACGCGACGTCGTAATCCCTTCTGGCATAAATAGGAATTCGTTTTCTCCATCTGTCGCAAACAGAGAACTCGCATACCCCCCGCCCGCGTTCCCATCAAAGAAATACATGCCCATGATGCGATGATGCGGCACCTGTTGTAAGGTTACAACACTGCCTTCAACGCTGACCGTCTGAAAGATCGATGCGCTCTCGGTCGCCCCGCGCTTAATATATACGTCTCTATCATTATCACGGATGCCGTACAGGTCCAAGACAAAGGGTGTTTCTGTCCGCACTAGCTCAACATAGTTCCGGCCCCTGACGTTTCGTTTAAAATCCACGTTTTGAAGCATTTCATAGTTCATTGCGTGGAATGTAGCAAAAGATCGCGCGACCTTCTCCGCACCCCATTTTTTTTCAAAATCGCTTAGCCGCGCTTTCGCTGCTGTCGCTCCGTCTTGCCAGTAATATTCATCAAGCGGCACGTCGCGCATCTTGGATGCCACAAATACTTGCCCGCTTGTGGTTCTGGATACCACGAATCAGTGCCCTGTTTGCTGGCCCACTCTTTGATTATGCTCCAGTCGCCGCCGTTGTTTGCCATATACGTCATAACGCCTTCCGTGACGCCGCCCGGCCCACGCATATTGTCAAAGGTCTGTCCATGCTCGTCGACCGGCGCGTAAACCTCTGGCCCATCCCTGAATTGCTTTGGCAACTTGTCGATAAGGCCCGTCGCGCGCAGGCCCGCGTTCTGCCTGCAAAATTCATCTAGATATTCGTACCGGAAATTGTCTTTGTGCATTAGGTTCGTCAGTGTAGCAAGCCGCCGCGCCTCGATCATCCTTGCCTCAACAACTTTGTATTCGTCCGGTGACAGGATCTTTTTTAGCGCCGCCATATTTTTCTTGGTCGTCTGCTTGTGGATGGCCGCCTTGATCGACGACCATTTTATGTCACCAAAGTATTTCGCCGCCTCCCGGTTCACTTTTGGATCGCGCATGTTCCACAGCGCCAACGGTTCTTCGCCAAAGTTGCTCCCTTTCTCCCGACCCTGAGCGCGATAGAACAGCCCGCCCCCGTTGTCGATCCGCCACGCAACGTTGTTTTTATCGACGATGACGTTATCCGCCGATGCCCCGATCACGTCCCAATTGCCAAGAAGCGCATCGGGCACAAAGCCCTTTTTCAAGTCACGTAACACCGCCTTGTCAGACACCGCCGAAAGAGGCACGCCTTCGATGTATTCCATCACCTGCTTGACTTCGCCATTCGGCAACGTGTACAGCTTGACGCCCGGCACGTTGACGCCTAGCGCCTTGTACGCCAGGTTGGTTCTGTATTCAGATTCGATGTGCGCCCGACTATTGCCGCCCTTTGCCACATACAACTTTCCCGTCGCCGGATCGCGTACAAGACGCGCCCCTGTCGACCCGCCCAAGCCCTTAACGTCTTCAAAGTCGCCATACAGCGCCGGGAAATGTCCTTCTTCTGGCTCTGCGTTTTCGGTCTGAATTTCTTCAATAAGATCGCCCAGCGTCTGCACTATCGCCGCGGCAGTTGTCTTTGGCGTGCCCTTGTTCACATAGTCCGGCAGGCCGTTGATGGCAATATGCTTTTTCAATTTCTTAAGCAAGCTCTTGTCGCGAGTCATATTGAGAAAGCCTGCCAGCTTGTCTATAGGGACAAGCTTCACATGGTCCGCTTCCCAATGCGCATCCCATGGCGATCCCCCGGTTCGGCGGCCCATGTAATAGCGGGTCATGGTCGTCGTGCCCTCGGCATCGGCCAGATAGTCCGTGATCTCGACGTTTAGGCCCAGCTCCTCGTACACCTCTTTGAGCGCGTTTTGTTGTGGTGTTAAGCCCGCCTCCAGCCGCCCTTTCGGAAAGGTCCTTTCCGCGCCGCCGAAATGGTCTTTCGGCTCGTATATCCATACCCGGCCATCAGGCTCGACAATAATAATTCCCGTTGACTGTTTTTTGCCCAGCGTATCCGGCAGGCTTGGCTCCCCAACTTCGGCGTCTCTAATGTCCTTCCACGCGCGCGGCCCCTGTGACGCAAGAGGCACCCCGTTCAAGATCAGGTCGTCTGATTTCGGAACGCCGTTGGCTCCATACGTATAATACGATTCGGGTTTCAAAAAGCCCAGCGCCTTATCGCTGACCAACGAAGGCGATGTTTCCGTCGACCCCGCCTCGCTCGCGTCCGTACCCGCAACGACCGGCGCAGCAACCGGCGGCGGCTTGAGCGATTCGGCCAATTCGTCCTCAGTCATTGCCCACTTTGGATCATAGGGCAAGACCGCGCATCGACAGTTTGCGAATTCTTCAATCGGTGCCCTTGGATCGCCAGGAAACTGCATTTCTGCGCTGCCCACGAAAAAGTAATCATCGGTCGGAATCGGCCCAGGCCGTCCGCCCTCTTGGTACATTTCCCAAGCTACCATATGTGAGTCGCGCGTTCTGTCGTCGCCGGTTGCCATCCACGTCTTCATCGGCGCGCCCCATTCTTTGTAAATGGCAAGTACGCCCGCGTTGGACGCCCTAATCGTTTCCGTCCGTGCAATCAGCTCGCGCCTATACCGCGGCATCCTGTCGCCCGTCCACTTGGCGACCCGCTCCTTGTCTTCGGGATCGGCCAGCCCCAGCCAAACATCCCAAACTTGTTCCATGGTCTTTTCCATTTCTGGGATCGTTTCGCCGTTTTTCATAGCCGTTTGGAGAATCACGGAAAGCATCTTTTCGTGAGTGTCCATAATCGGCTGTGCAAAGGTTAGCGTATAGTCATCAAACCAATCTTGCGCGTAAACGTTTTGTACGTCAAACTGCATGCCAAAAGCCGGTTTCAGCCAACGCCCCTGATCCGCGACTACGCCCCGAAAGAGCGGAATAAACGTTTCGCGCCATGCGCCCTGTCGTTGGTTCAGGATCTCTTTCCAGTCCTGCCCAACCGTAATCCAGTTGACGTCTGCTTTTTTGGCTTTCATGTTCGCAATCAGCGCGTCACGATCTCCGATAAGCTCTTTGTCGACCGCCTTTAGAAAGCGAGATTCCCAGCGCGTGGCCACGGCGTCAAATTTGGCTTGCGCCGCCTGATATACAATTTTCGGAAGCCCTTTCACATGCGAAGGTTGGCCAAAGTCCCCCGCTATGACGTAAAACTTTTGTTGCGCCTGTCTACAAGCGCCCCACACGCCGCGCAATAGTACAGGCCGCGCGGCGCGTCTTTGAACAGGTCGTCGCCCTTGCTTTCCAAGCCGGTTAATAGCTTAGCCGTCTTGCCACACCTCAGACATTTTGTTTCGTCCTCTTCTGGCGGATCGTCCTGCGGCGGACCGTCTAGCATCGAATACGGCCCTGGCGGAGGCTCGCGCGTTAGGTTTCCGTCCACGTCGACCGGCACAAGACCCTGCGGCATATAGATAATTTCGCCATCTGGCAGCGCGTCAATTGGCAACCCCAAAACGCTTGTCGCTGTATTTTTCGGAACGCCATTCGTGACAAGAACGCCCCACGCCTCCACAAGCGCCGGAATATCCCGTTTGAGCGCCGGAACGTTGGTTACATCGTAGGCCACAAACGCTCCGTCCTTTGAAAGCGCGTTGTACAAGTCGACCTCAAACATATGTAGCTCAGGAACTAACGTGTCTTCCCAACAGGCCCGCCGCGCTTGCTCATAATTGCTGTAGGTCGATCGCATTAACCCAATGCGCGACCCAATCAGGATTGGCGGCACCCCAAACGGCCCCAAGATCCGCGTCTCGTTGCGTTCGTCGATCGTTTCGAAACCCATCTCGTCGAACGTTGGACTAATTCTTTGATAAGTTCCTTCGCTGTCCAGGACCCCGATCTGATCCCAGTTTTCATAACCGCCATATACCTCCGACCAACGTTCACGCACCTCGGCCATATCCTCTGGCTCCATCGGGCTTTTGAACGATAGCAGGCCCTGCATCATGGTGCCCCGCTCGAAAAACACTTTGAGAAACGACGTCACCGCATTGTCAACGTCAATAGGCCGCGCCCCTGGCATAACAGGCGACATCCCATAACCCATGCCTTCTAGCGGATCGCCTGGATTCGTTAGCTTGATGTGAATCATATCTTCAGGCAAAAACAGCGTCACCTCGCCGTTGCGGATCGATTCCTGCCGATCTCTTTCCGATCGATTCGCCCACGCAGACCGGCCCTCCGGCACGTACATGCACCCTTGAATCCCAGTCTTTACCTTGCCCTTTTCGGGAATGATGAATACCCGGTCAGGCCGCAAACTATACAGCGCGCGCGGAGTCGCGCCCGGCGCCTCGCGGATTTGCGCAAGATACACGTTCCCGGCCAAGTTCAGATAGACGATATTTTGCGCCTGAAACTCGCTAAAGCTCTGATGTAAGTTTGGACGCAAGCACAGTTTTGAAAGTTCGTGTTCTTCCGGCAGCAGAGTTCGCTGGTCTGTCGTGCCCGAATACGCACGTAAAGGCACCTGCAAGAGCGCCCGCGCCTTGTACATAATCGCCGCATAGACGATTTGATTGATTTCAAAGCCCTCGCGCACGTATGCGCCAAAGTCGATCGCTTGCCACTGAGGCACCGATCCCCGAAAGTCAGGCCATACAAACGGCGTTTTTGCCGCCGCCTTTATCCGCATGCCCCCTGGCCGTTGCGCCAACGCGCCCCAGGCTCTCTGTGCTATCGTCTTTTTCATTGTCGCTCCTCATAAAAAATCAACGAGAACGCTCCTGTTTATCGCGCGTTGCGTCCTGATATCCAGCAAGGATCGCCCCTCGTACCAATTGCGCCAAAACCACGACCTTTCCCCACGCCCAGCCCAACGCATAGGGAACCGCCGCGATTACGTTTGCCGCCCATCCTGTTTCACCCAAAGAACGATCCTTTCCTGAACAGCTTGCTAAAGGCCCCCGACGCGGCATCAACCTGATCGTCGTTCGCCCCGCTTGGGAACACCGTCACCTCATCTAGAAAACTTGTATTCCACTTTCCGACAATCAATTTCACATTGCCAACGCGTGCTTGAGATTCCAACGGCTCTGATCTCAAAACCTTATCCCCATGCGGCAGGTCCGCAGCCACCGTATACCCGGCCAGATTTTTAATCGTATTCTCGGCGCTCTCTTTCCCGCCGCAGCCCGGCTCCTGTTCGACCCACACCCGCACCCGTTTATACTTAACCCTATCTGTAATCGCCGTCTGCTTAATAATCACTTCACGCGCCGACGCAGACCACTGTCCTCGAATCACGTCTACAATGTAATAGGTCGCGCCCTTGCGCCCCATCAGCACGCCCGCCGTATAGTCGCCGCCTGCAGCCGTGCCCGCCTTGTCCCAATAGCGTGTAAAGCTTTTCATTTCGTCCGGCAGCGCAGGCAAAATTTCGAACCATTCTCTTTTATACGCGTTACCCTCTAACGGCTGCGGCCGTTGTTGGTATAATGCGTGAAACGACCGGTGCATCCGTGCCCGCGCCGCCAGCAACCATTCCCTATCATATCGTTCAGGACAAAGCGCCTCGCCCTCAGCGCGACCCAAAGGATCATCTTCTTCGGCCAGCGCCGGAAGACTCAACACGTCCCAATCCGCCGCCTCTTCGCTTTTCAGTATCCGACCGGCCAGGTCGTCCATGTGCCAGCGGGTCATGATCAGAATCATTGCGCCGCCCGGTTCCAGCCGCGTGCTCAGATCGTCTTGGTACCAATCCCAACACCAATCCCGATACGCCTCGGAATTCGCCTCTTTCCGGCTTTTGATCGGGTCATCGATTACAATTAGGTCGCCGCCATGTCCTGTAATGCCTCCGCCTACGCCGACCGACCGCATACCGCCGCCCTCTTGTGTTTCCCAGTCGCCTGCTGCCGCCCGCTCATCGCTCAGCGCAAACCGACCCCCGGCCACGCGTCGCGCCTTACGCGAAAACTTTTGTGCAAGACTTTGCCCATAAGCCGACACAATCACATTTATACCAGGATCGCGCTCCAGCCGCCAGACCGGATAACGGATCGTCGTCATCTCAGATTTCCCATGTCGAGGCGGAAGGAACAGCATCAACTTTTTAATTTCGCCGGACGTCACCTTGGCGAGCTTGTCCTGAATTGCCTCTAGATGTGCCCAGCTCCAGGTCCAAAGCGGCGTTGTCGCTTCAAGCCATAATCTAAAATCACGCTTTTCCTGTTCCTTTTTGATCGCCGCCTGCGCGCCCGGCGATTGTAGCCAAGACAGCAAGTTCGTCATCTGTGAATTTTGCAAGGTCAACGTCTAACACCGCCTCCACTTTTAGCGATCCAGCAACTTCTGTCTTGCGCGGCGCGTCCGCCCCGAACAGGTCCTTTTCGTGTTTAATCGACGCCAGGACCGATTTTAGGTCGCCTTTGGCCCAGGCCGCCCGACGTACCTCCACAAGCTCAGCCAGCATAGCCGCCTTACGCTCGCTGATATCCGCCGCCGCCGCCTCGCGCCATTCCTTTCTGAGCGCCTTCAAATCGCTGTTTACCGTCGCTAAAGACCATGGCTTCTTTCTCTTGAGATTCAAATGGCCCTTATTTGCCAACGCCGTCACAATTTCGCGCTGCGTCAGGCCACGCAGCCGCATACTTGCGACAAACCGCCGCCGATTGTCGATCATTGCGAACTTGCTATTGTTCAGAGTCATGACGTTTGTTTGCCCTCGCGCGCCTCAGTCTAAGCGCCCCCTTCTTCTTGCGAGATAATTCTCTGAGCTTGGGATAGTTTAGCAACTTTACAAAATCTTCCGCTGTCTCACCATACCAATACCCGAACTCACCCTGCGGCAAAATGTCCGTTGCCCCCATAGTCTGCGTAACCGCGCCGGACGGCCCCAACGATCCCAAGATGACCATAAAATTTCGTTTCATCTTATGCGTCCAATGCGCGCCGACGTAATTTCGGTTAACGTCCGCTTCCAAAATAGGTGTATACCGCATCGGAAAACTCGTTACGCTGACGCCCAATTCCAACGCCAGCTTTGCCGACTCTTTCAGCCGATAGTAAAGATCCTGCGGCGTGTCCTTGAAATTGTACAATACATAGGACGAAAAGCTTGTGAACCCCCGCGCCGCCATGGCCCGCACCGCTCTCTGGTAATGCCCGTCCTCTTGCATCCCATCAAACGCGAACCGTATAGGTGTGAGCGGCAGCCCTTTCAACAGGTCCGCCAATTCATCGGTTAGTAACCGGCAGTCCAGGCCCTGGTTAAAGTCCATGCTTGTAATGCGGCCCGCCTTAACTAGCCCCCTCATTTTTGCAACATCGCGCCGCAATCCGTCTATGCCCTTGGCAAACCAATTATTGTCATAGAACAGTACCCGGCCTGTATGCGGCGACAGGTCCCTTTCCCAGCCCAGCCGATCCTGAAGGCCCCCCTCCAATCGCGGAACCATACAAAACCCACACTTGCGAATACACCCCCGGCTCGTGTGAGTAATGCTATAGCCCGGCCTTCCTTTCAGCAAACTATAATCTGGACTAAAGACTTCCGCTTCCGGCATTAGACCCCGATGAACTTTAGCGCCCGCACGTTCAAAATTCTCAGGCAGCAAGCTTGCTGAAACGCCGCCGACCCGCACCTTTCCTGCCCGGCCAAGCGCCTCTTTCACCAATCCCA